AAGATGGCAGAGTCAAAAAAAGTAATGGTGGTTTTATAGCTAAAGGCTGTGGTAAAGTTATGAACAACCGTAGAAAAATAACTACAATGAGTTAGGAGAATATAATGTTTAAAAGAACTAAAATGTATGCTGCTGGTGGACCTGTAAAAGGAACCAAATATATGTCTAAAGGTGGTGCAGCAAAAGGCACTAAGTATATGGCAATGGGCGGAGCTGTAAAAGGAACCAAATATATGTCTAAAGGTGGTGCAGCAAAAGGCACTAAGTATATGTCAAAAGGCGGCAAAGTTTAATTTGCGCCTTACATGTCATATTTAATTTCTAACATACCGCAGTTTAAATGCTGGGTAAGAAAAGAATTTACAGCAAATCATAGTAATTATCACGGAGAGTATTTGCATGCTCTTGTTATAGCTGTAAATACATTACCAGACAGGTCTTTATCATTCCAAGTAGTTTTTACTGGCTGTGAAATAGACAATGAAGAAGATGCGCCAAACATTCATGGCGGCGCTATGTGGGCAAGAATGCCTATTCAAGCTTTAGTAGCAGATATTCCTTTAGAGGAATGGCCAACTCCTATGGAAGACCATTTAGCTCAACCTTGGGATTGCTTAAGTCACGAACATTCTGTTGTGGTTTTAGATAGGGTAAGTTCATCTCCCTGGCTTTGTAAAATAGGTGGAGAATTTCATACTGGTAAGTATTTATTTACTGTAGACTATACTGATAACTCAATAGCAGATGACCCTGCTCAACATAAGCAGTCACATGTGTTATATTTAACTGATGCTGGCGAGTATACTGGTAATTTTGTAGCTTTACCTAATAATAGAGTAAGAGCTACGAATCCTGCTTTATGGCGTGTAGGTGAAGGAGCGCCAGATTTTATGCCTTCACAATGGACACATTCAGCAGAACAACATGAGAGTTATATGGACCCAAACGTAACGTTTAACAATCTATATGCTCCAGAGGAAGATTAATTATGGCAACATCTGATAGTACAAATTTTGAACCAAACGTAACTGAGTTTGTTGAAGAAGCTTTTGAAAGATGTGGTCTTGAATTACGTACTGGTTATGATTTGGTAAGCGCAAAAAGATCTATTAACCTTATGTTAGCTGAATGGGCTAATAGGGGTTTAAACCAATGGACTATAGAAGAAGCTACTCAAACAGTTACTGAAGATACTTTAACTTATACCTTAGATTCTAACGTAATAGATATATTAGATTGTAGTTTAAGAAGAACTGATGGCAGCGTAACAACTGATTTATCTATGAGAAGATTAAGTCGTAGTGAATATCTTAATATACCAGTTAAAGCAACAACAGGAAGGCCTAGTCAATTCTTTTTAGACAAACAAAATGCAGCAGTTTTAAAAATATGGCCAGCTCCAGAAAACTCTACAGATGTATTGGTGTTTAATAAGTTGGTAAGAATGGATGATGCAGATACAGCTATTAATACTATGGATATGCCATTTAGGTTTTATCCTTGTTTTGCAGCTGGTTTAGCTTATTACATATCAGTAAAGAAAGCTCCAGAAAAGTCAGGTATGTTAAAACAAATGTATGAAGAGGAATTTGAAAGAGCTTCATCAACAGACGAGGATAGGGCTTCATTTAGAATTAGGCCTTATATAAGTTAATGGCTTACGCTTCAGCAAAATTTGCCAAAGCTTTATGTGATAGGTGTGGTTTTGAATATAAATTACTAGACTTAAAAAAAGAATGGAATAATTTAAAAACATGTCCAGATTGTTTTGAAACCAAGCATCCTCAATTAGAGCCTACTCCAGCAATATCTGACCCAGAAGCTTTATACGAACCTAGACCAAATAATGATGTAGAGGTTGGCGAAGGCTACATATTAAGTAATAATGATAATATAATTGGTAGTCCTATACCTGGTTATAGAATGACAGCATCTTTAGGAGAGGTTACAATTACAGTATGACTTATTCAGAACTAAGCACATTAATTCAAAACTATCTTAACAATGATGAGTCCACTTTTGTTTCAACAATAGCTGATTTTGTAAAAAATGCAGAAGATAGAATATTTAACTTGGTTCAAGAAGATGTATTTCGTAAAAATGTTCAAGGTACAGTAACAGCAGGAAATAGATTTTTAACAGCTCCAAATGATTTTCTTCTTACTTTTTCGTTAGCAGTTATAGACTCAACAACAAACGATTATCATTTTTTATTAAAAAAACATCCAAGTTTTATGCAAGAATACACTCCAGATTTAAGTGATGTTTCTTTAAGAGGATTGCCAAAATATTATGCAGACTATGATAAAGCATATTCAACATCCTCTAGCTCTGGTTCAACAATAGCACTAGCTCCAGTACCAGATGCAAACTACACAGTAGAATTACACTACTTATACAAACCAACAAGTTTAGTTTCAGACACATCAGGGACCTGGTTGTCTGTTAATGCTAGAGATGCCTTACTATATGCATCTTTAATTGAAGGCCATACTTTTATGAAAGGTGAGCCAGATTTATTAGCAAATTATGAAAATAGATTCGCGCAGGAAATAGCAAGAATAAAAGAACGAGCCGAGGCAAGAGGTAGACGAGATGAATACCGATATGACTCACTCCGCTCGCAAGTAAGTTAACTTAACAAAAGGAGATAGGTATGAATCCAATCAAGGAACTTGAAGGGAAAAATGTAGCCATCGTTGGCATGGGTAAAAGCTGGTTTGATTACTGCATGGCAAAATCACATGGCGCAGAATTTGATGAAGTATGGGCAATTAACGCAGTTTCTGACGTTATACACCATGATAGAGTCTTTATGATGGACCCACCATCTAGGTTTTTAGATACAGATGATGCAGGAGGCCAAACTAACAGTATGGCTAAAGTATTAAAAGAACATCAAGGACCTATATATACATGTGAGCTAGACGAAAGATGTCCTGGTCTAGTTGAATATCCAATAAACGAAGTATTAAAAGAATGGGGATGTCACTATCTTAACAATACAGTTGCTTATGCAATAGCTTTTGCTTTATACAATAAAATAGGACATTTACAAATGTTTGGCGTAGATTTTGGCTATAAAGGTAATTTATATTTTGCAGAAGCTGGAAGAGCCTGTACTGAATTTTGGTTAAGTAAATGTATGAGTGATGGAATGAAAGTAGAAGTAGCTCAGTCAAGTTACTTGCTTGATGCAGCAGTTCCAGCAGAAGAAAAGTTATATGGTTATCATCGTTTAGATGACCCTTTAATTGTTTTATCTGATGATGAAGGCAATCTGCAAAGTATGAATCGTAGTGAGGTTATAAAAAATCAAGAGCCAGAAAAAACATTTGAGCCTGTTTTGATAGATAGAAATGACAGCCATTTAAAAAAAAATGACCCTGTGGAGCCTAACAAATGGTAATTAAAATTACTCCAGACGGAGTGCCTGAATTAGGTATGGTTGAGGTGGCTACAACTAAGTTTGGCGGCCATCCGCCTGAGTTTTGGGCAAAGCAGTTGACAGAAAAAATAGTAGGTATTTCAGACGATAATGAAGAGCATGTTAAAGCTCAGGCAAGAGCCTACCAGGAACTAATATACAAAGTATGTTTGATATATATTAAAAATGCTTTAAAATCTTATAAGGCTACTTTAATTCAAGATTTATCTGGTCAAGGTAGCGAGGATTTAGCAAAAATAATTAAAGGTATTTAATATGGCAATAACATCTACTCTGACAACAAGCTTTAAAGTAGAGCTTTTAACTGGAACTCATAACTTTACTAATTCAAGTGGTAATAGTTTTAAACTGGCTTTATATACAAGTTCAGCTACTCTAGGAGCTACTACTACTGCTTTTACTACGACTGGACAAGCTAGTGGTACTAACTATACTTCAGGAGGTTCTGCGTTAACAAACGTAACGCCATCTGCTACAGGTACTACAGCAGTAACAGACTTTAATGATCTAACCTTTAGTACAGCTACAATTACAGCAAGAGGCTGTATGATTTATAACGATACAAATGGTGATAAATCAGTAGCAACTATAGACTTTGGTGGAGATAAAACTTCTACCGCAGGTGATTTTACAGTAGTATTTCCAGCAAAAGCAGCGTCTACGGCAATTATACGTATAGCCTAAAATGGCTGATTTCCTAAACGGTTGGGGTCGAGGTACCTGGGGCCAGTTAGGTTTTGGCGAAGGCTCAATACCAGTCGAGCCAACTGCACCCGCTGCAGGTACAACTGGAACTCCCGTTGCGGCAGTCAATGCCCAAGCTATAGCTTCTGTAGGTGGTGTAACAGCTACTTTAGGTTCTTTAAGCGTAACTATTCAAGCTGAAGCTAATGTACCTGTTTCAGGTGTTTTAGCGGCAAGTTTGCTAGGTACAGCAACCACAAAATCAGTTAACAATATATCCGTTACTGGCTTAGCAGCTACATCAGCTCTTGGAACAGCAACGCTTTCAACGGTTAACAATATATCCGTAACAGGTTTTGAAACCACATCAGCACTAGGAACTACATCTTTAGTTACCAACAATAACATTGGCGTTTCAGGACTTGCTGCATCAAGTGCTGTAGGAACACCGACATTTATATTAGTCAATAGCGTACATGTTGACGGAGTTGCAGCGACTGGGGCTGTTGGAAGCTTAACGGTAAATGCTAAAGCAAATATAGTTCCAGAGCTAAATGCTATGACAGGATTTGTTGGGGATGTGTTAGTTTGGGGCCTTGTGAATGAAAATCAAACCCCATCTTATTCACCAGTTGATGAAAGTCAGAGTCCATCTTATACTACAGTATCAGATACACAATCTCCAGATTGGGATGAAGTTGCTGCATAAATACTATATAATTTTTACGAGGAATAAAAATGGCAAGCACATACGTAAATGACTTAAGACTTAACGAGTTAGCAACAGGTGACGGGGCTGGAACTTGGGGTACTACTACTAATACAAACTTAGAGCTTATAGGTGAAGCCTTTAGTTATGGTACTGAAGCCATAACAACTAACGCTGACACACATACAACAACTATAGCTGATGGGGCAAGCGACCCAGGCAGGTCTATGTACCTTAAATATACAGGTACTTTAGACTCAGCTTGTACTATTACTATTGGCCCTAACACCGTTAGTAAAATGTGGTTTATTGAAAACGCTACTAGCGGTTCTCAAAATATAATTATTTCCCAAGGTAGTGGAGCTAATATCACTATTCCTGCAGGAGATACTAAAGCAGTTTATTCAGACGGAGCAGGAAGTGGAGCAGCATTTGTTGATGCCTTTGCTAGTCTTAGCGTTGTAGATTTAAAGGTACAAGACGATTTAACCGTAACAGATGATATGACTGTTGGCGGTACTTTAGGTGTAACTGGAGTTTTAACAGCTACCTCACTAGATATCTCAGGCGATATAGACGTAGACGGAACTACTAATTTAGATGTAGTAGATATTGATGGTGCTGTAGATATGGCTTCAACTTTAACTGTAGCAGGTGTTGTAGATATTACAGATACTACTGATTCTAGCGATGCCACAGGAGATACTGGAGCTTTGCGTACAGAAGGTGGTGCAAGTATAGCCAAGAAACTATATGTAGGTACTGATCTTGATGTTGATGGAACAGCTAATCTTGATGTTGTAGATGTAGATGGTGCAGTTGATATGGCATCTACACTTACAGTTGCAGGAGTAGTTGATATAACTGATACCACAGACTCAAGTGATGCAACTGGTGATACAGGTGCATTAAGAACTGAAGGTGGTGCAAGTATAGCTAAAAAATTATTTGTTGGAACAGATTT